CAACCAGGCACGGCCCAGCTTCACGCTCGAAACCGATGCAGTGATGAAGCGGGAACAGGCGCAGGAACTCCGCGCGTGGTGGGACGACCAGACACAAGGCGAGAATGCGGGCCGCACCCCGATCCTGACAGGCGGATTGAAGGCGCACCCGATCACGACGAACGCCGTCGATTCCCAGCTCGCCGAAATGCTGAAGATGACCAACGAGAACATCGCGCTGGCGATGCGGATCCCGCTGCAGATCCTCGGCCTCGGCGGCAACACCTATTCGTCGACCGAGCTGCTGATGCAGTCGTGGATCGCCTCGGGGCTCGGGTTCACCTTGAACCACATCGAGGAGGCTGTCGGCGCGCTGTTCGGGCTGAAGGGCGTCCCCGACGAGTACCTCGAGCTGGACACTCGGGCGCTGTTGCGCAGCGCATACCGTGAGCGCATCGAGGCGTTGGCGCGCGGTGTCATCTCGGGCATTTACAGCCCCGACGAGGCGCGGGCCTCCGAGGATTTGCCGGCTGTCGAAGACGGCTACGGCGACATGCCCCGGGTGCAACAGCAAGTGGTTCCGCTGAGCTACGGCGCGGCATTGGAGCCGCCTTCACCGACGCCGCCAGCCCTGCCAGCTCCTGCCGATGGCGGCGGCACAGGCACTAATACGGGCGACCCAAATGCAGCAGACGAACAGCAGCAGCAGAGTGCTGCCTTCCGCGCCGCTTTCCGCGTCGCCTATGACCGACACCGACTCGCTGCTTGATGTCGCGGGCGAGCTGCTTGGTGCCATCGCTGCTCGGATCGAGCGCGAGGTCAAGCTGTCTGTGGCGGCATCCTTGGCGGAAATGCGCGAGCAGATGTCCGCGCTGCAGGCGCTGAAAGCCGAGCTGGAGCTGCACGTCGTGACCCGGCTGACGACGCTGCAGAACGGTGAGCAGGGTCCGCCCGGCGAGCGCGGGCCGCCCGGCGAGTGTATCCAGGGACCACCGGGTTATCCCGGTGATAAGGGGGAGCGCGGGGAAACCGGCTTGCAGGGGGCGCGCGGCGAGCCTGGGGAGCGGGGATTGCCCGGTAAGGACGGTGAAGCCATCGTCGGTCCTCCGGGTGATCCTGGGCTTCCTGGGCCGCCGGGTGTGGGACAGCCGGGTGAGCGTGGTCCCGAGGGACCGCCAGGACCGCCGCCCGATGAGGCGACCATCACGCGCTTGGTCGAGGCCGCCTTGGCCAAGCTGCCGCTCGTGGGACCGCCCGGTGAGCCAGGCGAGCGCGGGCCGCCGGGTGAGCAGGGACAGCCGGGCCGCGACGGCGACCGCGGGCCTGAAGGGCCGCAAGGCAAGCTGCCGGTGGTTGTCCAGTGGCAAGACGGCGTCCACTACGAGGGAACTGTTGTCAGCCACGACGGAGCGACCTGGCAGGCCCGGTGCGACACCGGACGAGCGCCGCCGCACGCGGACTGGCTCTGCCTCGCGACGGCTGGTGCCGAAGGGCGCTCGCTGGCTGTGCGGGGCACCTACGACGCGAAGAAGCGCTATTCGGCATTGGATATCGTAGCCACTGGTGGCGCCTCGTTCGTGGCCCGCTCCAACGATCCTGGCGAGTGCCCAGGCCCAGACTGGCAACTGCTCGCCGCACAAGGGCGCTCGGGGAAACCCGGCGAGCAGGGACCGCGCGGCGAGCCCGGTCATCGCGGCCCGGCTGGGCGGATCGTCAGTGCGACGATCGACAACCAGGGGCTGCTGACGCTGACCGCCGAGGACGGCGCGACCACGACCTGTGACTTCTATCCGGTGCTCACTCAGGTGGTCCGATAATGGGCAACGGCTATCTGATCTCGCGGGTGATAACCCCCGCCACCGATCCCGGGCTGATCACCCTCGATGATGCCAAGCTCGTGCTCGGCGTAGCCGAGTCAGACACATCCCACGACGATATTATCCAGGCCGAGATCAATGCTGTGTCGGCGGCGATTTCCAACTACTGCGACCGCTTGTTCCCGAAGCAGACGTACCGTGACCAGTTCAGCCAATTCTACTGGAGCTACGCCGAACCGTTGCGGGCGCAGCAATACCCGATCCTGCTCGATGACAGCACGCCGCCGGTCCCGTTGCTCGGCGTCACGATCGACGGCGGCGTTCTCGACCCTACGCTCTTCGAGGTCGACCTCGACACCGGACGCGCTTTCCGCCTCAACGGAGGCTGGGGCGGCACCGCGGTCGTGATGGATTACACCGCCGGCTACGATCCGATCCCAGCCGATCTGCAGGCGGCGGCGAACGAATGGCTGACGGCTCGTTGGCTCATGCGTGGGCGCGATCCTTCGATCCGTTCCGAAGCGGTCTTCGACGTCCTCACGGTCCAGTATGGCGACCCGAATTCTGGCGCCGGGGCGACCTCCGATGGGCCGCCCGCGGGGGTTCGTAGCTGGCTCAGCCCTTACAAGCGCTGGACCGTATGACCCCGGAGTACGCCAAATCGGTCTACCGACGCTTTCTCACCAACAGCGTCGCGATCCGCCGATACACCGGCAAGGCCGGGCCAGATCGCACCGTGACCGAGGCGCAGTGCCGAGCCTGGATCCGAGCCGATCCTCTGCGCCAGGAGCCGTTGGTCGGTGAGCTGAAGGAGCTGGTCTATCACGCGGTCGTGCTGGTCGAGGATCTGGAGAACGCCGGGTTCCCGCTGCCGCTCACCGGGTCGGACAAGGTGGTCTTCCAGGGCAAAGAATTCACCATCAGCTTCCCTGACAACGCCACCCGGAGCGTCGGGACCGAGCTGATCGCGTACAATTTGCGGGTGAAGGGATAGCGTCGTGGCGCTCACCGCGTTCCTGCGCACGATCCCCATCGTCGCGAAGCAGGTCGACGAGCAAGCCCGCCAGATTTTCGTTTCGCAGGCGAAGCTCGAGAACATGAAGGTTCTCGACGAGCAGCAGAAGCGGACGGGCTTTAAGCCGAGCTGGACGGGCGTCGGCGATAACCCGCCGGGTGGACCGATCGACAACGCCAAGCAAACGATCGTCTTCAAGTACACCTATCTGCAAGAGATGATCTCGGAGTTCCTGAAGGAGCTGCGTGCCGCTTCACCCGCCGACTCGGGGCGCTACAAGAACTCCCACTCGTTGTACATCGACGGACGCCCGGCACCGGACAACACCCCGGTAACGATCGGCCAGGACGTCTATATCGCCAATCCGGTGGTCTATGCCCGCCGATTGGAGGTCGGCAAAACCGAGAGCGGTCGCGACTTCCTGATCAGTGTGCCGAACCACATCTACGAGCGGGTCGCCAAGAAGCTGGGCGCTCGATACGCCAACGCGGCGCGGATCGCCTACGGTTACGTCACGATGCCCGAGGCCTATCAAATCAAGGGCAAGTTGCCGAGCCATTACATCGCCAAGGGTGGCGCGCTGCGCAAGCGCAGGCAGATCGCCGGCACTGAAGTGCGTGCGCCGGCCATCTTTTTCGAGCCGCTATGACCACGGTCAGCCAAGCCTACGCGATCTTGCGAGCGCGATTGGAAGCCGCGAATTCGCTGCCGCCATTGCGCTGGCAGAACGAGGACGAGGACAGCGCGGGCAACGTCACGCTACCTGATACGCCGGCACCGTTTCTCTACACCGAGTTTTTGGCCGAGCCTGGCGAGCTGGCCTCGTTCGGCGGCGGTCGATATCGCAATCGATACCGCAACCCGGCACGTCTCGACATCTGGGTGTTCGTGCCGAGGGGCTGGGGGCTGGCTCCAGCGACGGATTATGCCGAGACGGCAGCATCGCTGTTTCGTTCCTACCGCGACGCTGACGTGTCCTGCTCGACGGCTACGGTCTATCCCGGGGGGGACGGTTCGATGTTGAAGCCGATCGGCCTGCCATCGGAAGTGACCAACTATTTCTGGGCGACCGCCGAAGTAGATCTGTTTTTCGACTTGATCGGCTGATCGCAGCCCGAGCCGCGGCGCTCCTAACCCGCTCGGTCTGTGCGCTTAATTGGGGAGCCACTCCCGCACAGCCGCACCCATCCTAACCCTCGCGTGAAGCCCGCGCGAGGTTAACTCAAACGCCCTTGGGCAAGGCGAATCGGCCCGTCGTGAGACGCGCCCCTCCCTTTGATGGAGTGCCCACTATGTCTCTAGCTGAAGGCGTAAGCGCACGGGTAGCGTACCTCCCCTACGCAAACGGTGCGATCGAGTCCAACACCCAGCCGGTGTCGGCGACCGACCCTGGTCAAGTCGGCGCGCAAGTTCTTCGCCGCGTGACCTCGACCCTAAAACTCGCGAAGGACACCTACCAGGCGACCGAAATCCGTTCCGATCGGCAGATCGTGGATTTCCGGCATGGCACCCGTCGCGTTACCGGGGGGATCACCGGAGAGTTCAGCCCCGCGACGTACTTCGACTTCTTTGAGGCGGCGACGCGCGGGACCGCCACGCCCGGGGTATCGCTGACCGAGGCGCAACTGACCAGCGTCACGGCTGATGCGTCGGCGTCGACGCTGGATTTTGGCGGGGGCGATCCGGTCGCGCTCGGGCTTCACGTTGGCAGCATCTTCCGGCTCGGTGGGCTGAGCGGCGGCGGCGCGGCGAATAATGGCGTCAACTTCATCGCTGTCGGTTTTAGTGGCGTCACCAACAGCACGGTAAAGGTCTTTCCTGCGCCAGCCACGATGGCCGCCGGCCTGACCTTCTCGCTCCACACAATCGGGTCGAACCTGATCATCCCATCCAGCGGGTTCGTCTCTCGTAAGTTCGCGATCGAGACATTCCATGAAGATATCGGGGTCAGCCGTCTGTTCACCGAGGTGCGGGTCGGCGGGTTCAAGCTTGGCTTGCCTGCGTCGGGCTTGGCGACCATCGAATTTACGATGATGGGTCGCGACATGGAGGTCTTCGATGCCGGGACAAGCGTTCCGGCACCGTTCTTCACTTCGCCCGACCCCGAGACGACCACCGGCATTTTCGCCGCGGTCAATGGCATGTTGAGGGTTAACGGCAGCGTGGTCGGCGTCGTCACCGGGCTTGATATCTCTATGGAGCTGTCGCCCAGTTCCGATGCGGTCGTGGGCCAGGACTTCGTGCCGGAAGTGTTTTTGGGTAGCGCGGCGGTCACGGGACAGGTCACTGCGATGCTGGAAGACCTCGACCTCGTCAGGAATTTCCTCGACGAAGACGAGGTGGATATCCTGGCGTATCTGACCACGACCAACGACCCAGGTTCGGCGGCGACTTCGATTTACCTGCCGCGGGTGAAGTTCTCCGACGCCGACGTCGCGGTAACCGGCTTGGGCGCGCAGACGCTCACGATGCCCTTCA